GCCATGATCTAGCCCTTTCAACGTTTGGTTAAACCTGTGGTGAATAGGTTATCCGACAGTCACCGGGGGATGAGTTGTCCCTTGCGGGGCTCGTCCAGCTATGCGGGCCTGGGTATAGGTTTTTCTTGAGGACCGCATATTCACAATGGACTAATCTGCTTGACATACAGAGTGCCGCCAAACTCAAAGCCAAAGCGCCGGTAGATCTTGGCTCCCACCTCATCATTGATGCCCGTGGTAATTCCGCAACGCATCTCATGGCAGCCCAGATCCTGCGCCCATCTTGAGAAGGCCATGACTAGCCGGACGGCAGCTGTTGATCCTCGATGCTTTGGAACCACATAGAGCGCCAGATCCGCAGCATAACGGGTGTCCGCAAAGAAGTTATGGGCAGAGAGTCCAACCATAAGCCCCACAAGACGGTCATCCCTTTCGGCAACCAGACAGATATAATCCGGGTTTGTTAGGCAAAGATGGGCCAGGAACGTTAGACGCTCCCGGCTAAATGGGTGGATTCGATACACGCTTTCTGCGTGCATCATGGCCCCAATCTCAATGCACTGCTCAAGATCACGGGCCTCGAAAGGCCGGACTAGCATTAGCCGTACTTCTTTTTGAAGAACCCTTCGACCTTAGCCACATAGGCTGGATCTCGATCACTGGTTGACCAGTAGCGACGATCCATCATCATCTTCTGGATGTCCTTGTCCGTGATCTCTGGGGGTGGCTCAAAGGCAGAGCTTGAGCCGCCATCCTTCAACATAGACATGACTTTTTCCATAACCTTGACGCCCTCAGCGGTAGCGCAAAGTTTTTCAATCTGGGCTCGTTCCTGCTCGCCAAAGTTCTTATTGACCCACAAGCCAACAGCCTCAGTGCGGGCAGTTGCATTGTCACCAAGCGCCTTCATCTCATTCTCATAGTTCGGCACATCCGACATACGAGCGTCAATGTAGCGAGAGATCCCTTCCTTGAAGGTGTCCTGGTCAAAACCATTCTCAAAAGCAAACTCAGACCACCACTTTGTCAGCGGATGGTTTGCCATTTCCTCATAGTTTGCACCCTGGATCTCCGGCAGTTCGTACTTTTCAGGTGCCTCAGGGCGACCCTCGATGGCTTCGTTCGAGAGTTCTTCCAAGAGTTTGGCGCGAAGATCCTCCTCCTTGCTACCAAACTTGGCTTGGATTTCGGTATAGCTCTTAGCCAGGTTTTCATAGCTAGGCTTACCCTCAACCCAAAACTTTTCAGGCAACCACTCAGGACGTTGCTCGCCCTGGTTTGCTTGAGTAACGGCGTCAGTGATCTGGCTATTGGTAGCCGATGCACCATCGCCCTGCTGGCTATTGCCAGATGAGATAAGACTATCAGACATTACGGCCCCTTGAGATGCGCTGCTCAATAATACCTACGAGGTAGCGCATACCCTCGCGGTGAAACAGTTCAGTCGAGGTAATGTTTGGACCTGACACAGCTTCAATAGTAATCGAGCGTAGATAGCGCAAGACTTCCGTCCCAGCTGTCCCACTAAATACACCATTAAAGATCTTGTTCAGTTCCTCCTCTTTATCAGGGGAACGTGGAATGCCGTCAGGCCCCACCACCTGTAGGCGTTTCTCCACCATTCATAGCTCCCTGGATCTGAGTAAGTTGTGCTACCAGATCTGCGCGTTCCTTATCGGAGCGAAGCAGTCGTTCTGGTACGCCAAACTTATCGGCTAGATACTTTGCGGCATCTTCGCTCTTGACCAACAAGTTGACCAGTTGAGGACCAAAGCGACCCTGAACCAGTTCAACGAAGCGATCAAATACAACAATATCCTGCTGCGCCTGTGCCTGGGCGAGCGGACTTGTCGAGCGAACCTTAACCTCGCGACCATTCACAGTCGGAAGATTAATACGACCCTGCTTCTTCAAGATGTACACAACTCGACGCAGGATTGGATTTACAAACTCTGCCTGCAAGCGACCGAATGCAGCGCCAATCTGGCGTGATAGATCTGCCATGCGCTGTGCTACTTCAGTGGCGCTCATAGGCGTCTTGTCAGGATTGCCAAGCATATCATTGTAGAGGGCCTTGCGAATATTCATCCGCATGTCTGACAAGATAAGTTGGCTGACATTGAAGTCACCAGCAGGAGCGACCGGCTTCAGACCATTAGATCCAGGAGCGACTGGCACAATAGTACCGGGCAGAATCTGAACAGTATCAGGGTTAACTACACCATCATCTTCCATAGTGTAGAAGCCTGAGATTGCCATCTGGGCATTCTCAAGAACCATCTGAACCGTCAGATTACAGGTCTTGATTGCAGGCATTGCATTCATCAATGGCCCACGACCATAGACTTCACCGGCTGCTTTAGACCAGCGGAACGCAATATACTGACCAGAGCCAACACCCTTGAACTTTTCTTTGAAGTAGATGTCCTTAGTCTTGGGATCAAAGACTACACGCTGATGTTCTTCATCAAGCGATCCATAGATCCGATAGGTACAATCAACCAGCGTAATATGCTCATCCTTACCGGTATCAAGCTTACGCTGAAGATCATCAGGTATAGTTGCCTTAGGATAGGCAACCTTGATGTTAGATGCGCGAAGTGAACGTTCACGGAAGATGTGGTCGATCTTATCATCCGGTCCAATGTCCAGATACAACTGGCTCAATGGAATAGCGGTAAAGAGAACCGGGTTGATTGCATCGCCTTCCATGACCTGAAGGCAAGCCGTTCCAACTGCAAGATCAAGGAAAGCCTCATGGGTTTCCTGGGCAAAGTTGGAGTTCTGAATAATCTCAAAGATATAGTTGGTGACGGTTTCAAGCGCCACATCAACTTCAGACTTCTGCTCATCCGGGATCTCAGATCCTGCAATGAGTTCTGCCCAGCGAGCATAGTTAGGAACAAGGCCAGCTTGCAGTCGAGATGCAAACTCTTGAACGCCTACTACTGCCGTCTCATCAAAGATCTTGTCAGTACGAACCTGACCCTGCGTCTGGGCATACAAGCTTTCGCGCTGAGGCATAGAGTACTCATAGCATTCCTCAAACTTAGGAAGCCACAAGTCCTTGATGCCCTTAGCTCGCCTAAAGCGATTACTAAGAACCTCGGCCTCATTGCCAGACGTATCGGGTAGTGGATCGTTAATGACCATATTAGCTCAACAGGCCGCGACCGAAGCCACCGCCGCCCTTGCTGCCAGAGATAAGGGAACGGAAGCCAGCCATGCCGCCGGTACGAGCAATCTGCTCTTGAAGGCGACGATCTTTATCTTCCGACTTCTGAGTCTGGGCCGCAGCCATAGCATCTTCGCGCTGCTGCTTGAGAGCCGGATCTTCTGGCGGAACTGGCGGGGGCTTAGGGGCGCTGAAGCACATGGTAGTCTCCTTGATCGTGCGACACTTGCAAATGTGCAGTTAGCCTTACAATGGACCGAACCTAACCCGTGGGCCACGCCGTTGCATAGGTTGCCGGGTAAAGACATCAAAGTCTCGTCTGGCAACTACAGGTCTATGGTTCTGTCCCGTATTCGTCAATGCTCGGCCCTCACCGCCACCAATCAGCGCATATTGCAGCGCGTCATGAATATGGGAGAACTTGTTCTTGTCCGGCTTTTCCTCGTACCGATCAGTCCCAGATACTTGGAGGCGGCGATACTGATAGCCACCACGGAAGCCCTTGAGCAGATTGACGCAGCGCAAGTCCACCAGGAATGCAGACTGACCATCAATCAGTCGGTTCAATGCGGTCGAGACTGCCTCAAGGCGGAGCGAGACATCATTATTGCCAGCCGGGAATGCCTTAATCCCAGCGGATCGGAGGATCTGAAATGGGGTTCGCTCATCCGTCTGGGCGCGATAATCACCCGCCGGATCGCCATAGACATGGGCGTTCATACCCGGAAACCGCTGGGCAAGTTCGATTCGGAATAGCTCGGCAAAGCGGACAATGCCCATATCCTGCGCCACCAACTCATGCAGGATCAGCCACTTGCCACGCACATGTTGGGCAAAGACCGCTGCCGGGGTCAGACCAAAGTCCATACCCACAATGATCGGTACGTTGGGGATTGGGAGCAGTGGCTCTTTTGCTACATGAATATCTTCGGTGAACATGGGATAGATTGCCTTGCCATCCGAGAGACTGCCAAGCTTGTTCAGAACATAGACGTCGATCCAGTTCTTTGCCTTGCCCTTGATAATGTCTGGGTAGTAGTTGGGGGTCAGGTTCTTACGGTTCTCGGCCACCGAGTTCATCTTATATCCGGTCAGCGAACCATCCTGATCCTTGATCTCCACCATGCCTCCCGGCTGATTGAAGAACTTCCATGTCTCAGGCTTAACCAACATAAGTGCTTCTTCACGGGTAATATGGTCTGGCAAGGGAGCCTCACCTGCCATGATCGGCCACCAATGATCTTCATCTGGTGCGTTGGTATCGGCAATGACCCCATACCAGGTAGGGCCTCCATCCTTCATCGAGGGGAATCGGCCAACGCGCATAGTACAGGCATCAACAATAGCCTTGGGTACTTCACGCGCTTCGTTGATCCAGACGCCAGTCAACTCCAAGGATAGGAGCTTCTTCACATCTTCAGCCCTATCAAGGGCTAAAAAGATGACCTCCATATCTAGGCTGCCACGGCGAAGTCGATGGGTATATGGCGGTGGATGCCAGAGCATCTTGCCCCAGACATCTTCGGGAAACCAATCCAACCAGGTCTTGATGGTTGTGGTTCTTAATTGGGGATAGGAGTTTCGAACAATGGCCCACCGGCTGCGGCGCATACCATTGGCATCGGGTTCTTGTTGGAGGGCTCGCCGGAATATCTCAACGGCACAGCACACAGACTTACCAGCGCCGACAGGACCACGCAGACCGCGAAAGAAGGAGTTATCCTTCATGAAGTCTTTGAGCGTCTGGCCTTCGGGCTTGTAGTTAAAGTTCACGAGATCAAACCAGCATCGACGGCCTTCTTGACCAACTTACCCGCAATCTCTGGCCCCCAAGCGTCGATCAACTTATCGACTTCAAGGT